GTCCCAGCTGGTTGTTAATAATGTTTTCGTAAATGTGTTATTGCTGAATGTTCCTCCAACAACATCAGTAAATGACAATGGTGTTGAGGATTGAACAAATTCACGCTTAGGAAACTTAAACGGAAACCTAAACAACGGTCTAACCGCTGACATTAGCTTCGTGTTCGGCTCTGTTGCCGTGAAATATGGTTGAGGGCAGAGGAGGGAGATTTGTGCGGTTAATGGATAAACATTAGGAGGAATATCAACTTTTTCAACTTTACAGATAATTTTAACATTGGTGTGTTCTGTTTTATAATATAACGTCCCAAAACTTTTAATCTTAAAAGTTTTATAAATAAGCTGTTTGTCCGCCTCGCTATCAAGCGATAATAGCATTGAAATATTTCGCAATGGCATTTGCTCGCTGATAAATGTTGCCCCGTCATACCCGCTAATGCTTGAAACATTTATAGCAGCAACTACTCCAAGCCCCTGAACGTCTTTAATAGCAATTCCGTCATTTTCAAAGCTGATATCAAGCATTTCGCCTTTGTCATTTTCGTAATAAATCATTATTTCACCCCAAGTCTGGCAAGCTGTAATCCTGTCTGTGTTTGCTTGTAAATTTCAAATCTTGACAAAGCTTTTGGGGAATAGTTATATTGATTAAAATTAATCCCGCTTAGACTTTGGCCGGAAATATTCCCGCTATTTTTAGCATTTAAGCTTACATCAGTATTGAAGCTTGTAGGTAAAGACTTCTGCATAGATTTTGTAACAGAAATCATTTCTTGCGAAAATCCAACACCTATACCCTGGGCAAGATATGTTCCAATTTCATCACGGAATAGTCTTGATGGTGAATGAATTCCGAAGAAGTTCTTAAATTCGTTTGCAATACTATCTCCAACACTTGCAATTTGTGAGCCTATTGATTTAACTCCTTCGACAAGTCCATTGCCGATACCTTTAATAATTTGAATTCCAATATCCAACCAGTCTGTTTGAAAAATTGTGTCAATAATTGCTCCAATTATTACAGGCATAGCCTCTACAATTGCAGGGATTGCCTGTGGAAGTCCCTGAGCTAATGCAACAATAAGCTGAAGACCTGCATCAATCAGCGCCGGAAGATTGCTTGTAATAGCCTCAACTACAATAGGAATAAGTGCTATAACCTTTTCCATAAGTGTTGGAATTGACTGTGTTATTCCAGTAATCAAGCTAATAATTAGTTGCATTCCACTTTCAATAATAATCGGCAGATTTTCAATCAGCATATTACCAATATCATTTATCAGCACAGGGAGCATTTCCATCAACTGTGGAATAACCTCATTAAGCCCATCAAGCAACCCCATGAATAAAATCAAAGCCCCCTCAACAATAGTCGGGAGCAAATCAGGGACAACCGCAACAACGCTGTCCACCAATCCAAAAAAGCTATCAATTAAAACAGGTAATGTCGTTTGAACTAAAGTCGGAAGAACGGCGGAAACAGAATCCAAAAGGCTTGTGATTATTGCATTCAAACCATTTAAAAATGTGGGTAGCTGTTGATTAAGATTTTTTATAAGACCATTCCCCAAATTAGTTAAATCGCTTGTAAGCTTTGTTTGCATTTGTTGGCTGTTTTGGCCACTGAATAATCCTGCTATTGAATTTGTTATGTCGGGCAAGCTTGATGTAATGGTTTTAACTGAATCAGATAATGCAGGCATAAATACACTTGCCATTACATTTCCAGTCCCTTGAAACCCTGTTTGTAAATCTAATAAGCTATTTTTAAAATCTACACCAGCCTTAATTCCTTCCTCTGACATAACAGCATTAAGTTCGCTTGCTTTGTTTTTGAGTTCATCCATAGTACCAATTTCGCCATTAAGAAGTGGCAGAAGTTCCTCACCTGTTGTTGACATCAGCTTAGTTGCTAACGCTTGACGTTCGCTTTCATCTGTTACACCTTGAAGAGCTACAACAACTTCCTCAAACATTACTTGTTGGTCTTTTAAATTGCCATTACTATCCTTAACTGATAGCCCAAGTCTTTGAAATATCTCTGAAGCCTCGCCCTCACCTTTTGCAGCATCATCCATTTTTTCAGCAAGGTCAGTTATTCCACCTTGAAGTGTATCCATTGATGTTCCAGCTTTTTTAGCAATAAAATCCCACTCTTGATAAGCTTTTGTGCTAAATCCAACTCTTTCAGACATTACTGAAATTTCTTTAGCATTATTAGCAGATGAAATTGTAATTCCTGTAATTGCAGCCGCCGCAGCACCCGCAGTAGCAATATAAGCACCAAACGCTTTTCCTGCACCACCTACAGCAGTTTCAACCGTTTTAATTCCCGCTCCGGTAATATCAGCGGCAGCCTTGCCGACTTTTTTAAGTCCATTTTCAACTGGTTCAAGCTTTCCATATAATTCGATTGCTTTATCTTTTACGTTCCCAAATGCAGTGCCAATTACAGAAACATCTTTACTTGATTTTTTTAAGTCAGAAAGCTTTTTTTCTGTCGAAACAAGTTCCCCTTGAAAAGCTAAATACTGATCACGGCCAATGTCACCACTTTTGAATTGCTGTTCAACCTGTTTCTGTGCCTCTTTCAAGACTTTAAGCTTGTCAGAAGTTGCTGAAATGCTATCCTTTAAAATATCCTGCTTTTGTTTCACAAGGGTTAAATTACCTGGATCAAGTTTCAGCAAACGGTCAACAGTTTTAAGCTCTGAAGCCATACTTCTGGATTGCTTTTCAACATCTTCAAGGGCTTTTCCAAGTCCCTTGGCTTCACCATCAATCTGAACCGTAATGCCTTTTATTGTTTTTCCCACTTAAAATTCCTCCTTCCCGTAATCTTTTAAAGAAGCAATATATCTTTCATACTGGTCTGTTGAAATTTCACCAGCCTTATAACGTTTTTCTATAAGAGGCTTAATTTTGAAAAGTTGTTGATATTGCTTTTCGGTATTCACAACCTTTTCACCTCGTGAGAGCTTTTGCAGACGGTCATATTCTCTGCAATAGTTAATAAGCATTCCATATGAGAATTTGTCAAAATCGGCGACAGCAAACCCTCTTAAAATTAAACACGCAACAAATTCTTCTGTTGTCATGTAATCGTCTGTGGATTTACTGCCGCCGGTTAGTTTTTTCTGTCAATAGTCAAGTTAGCTGTGAGAATATCTTTTAGCTGATTATATATATCCATAACAGGGAAACTCTCAAAACTATCAAGCCACGCCATTGGTTCAGGGATACTATTATCAGCAGTTTTGGCAAGCGTCCATAAAATATTATAAATCAAGTCAAGAGAAAGCTTTGTGTAATCATAGCTTTGAATATTCCCTTCCTCGTCTGTCTTTGCACTCTTTGCAAATTCTTCAAGTGCAACTGCATCAGCTATATACTCTCTGCCAAACTGTGCTTTGTATCTATAGGATATTCCACCTGTTGCCTTGAATCTGACTTCTTTTCCGCCGATTATTAGTGTTTTTTCCATAAAATTGTGTTCCTCCCTAAATTATTAAAGCCTGAAAATTAATTCAGGCTTTAATTTTTAATTGCATTCAACTGCAAATTATGCTGTAGCTGTTGGCTCAACAACTTCATTAGGAATTGAAGTCCCCGCAGTTTCAAAGCAGACAAGCTTGTCGGTTGCACGCGGTTTTGCTGAAATTGCAAATTCGCTATACTGTGCATCAAATTTCCCCTCGGAAGTTTTTGAAGCTTTTGAAGGTCTTTTGCTCACCTGACAGTTATAGTAATATGTGATTTTACCACGCCCGTCGTCAGTATCCTCACATATTACAAGGCAGAATTTCGGACGTTGTGCGGTTGTCGCATATTCAGCTGTTGTTTTTGCTGCTGCATCAACTGTGAACCCCAGCCAGTCGGTTTTTACATCATCAATCAAATCAATTAAAATAAGCTTGATTTCATATCCGTCATTAATTTCGACGGATTTTACAAGCTTTCCGTCAGCGTAAATTTCTGAAAGTTCACCCTTTGGCTCTGCTGAAAACTCACGACCACCTGAAAGCTCACTTTCAAATTTCTTAATTGCCCCATAAGTAATTGCACCAGTTTCTGAATTAACATTAACAGGTGCATATCCAACCTGTGCGATACTTGTTTTCATATATAATCTTTCCTTTCAATCTTAGTCTGAAAATTTATTTTCAAACTTTTTCCTCCATTTCAAATTCGTAAATTGTTTCAAACATATTTTCACTTTGAATAAATACCCTTGATTTATTATCATAAATAATATTGTTTTCAGCGAAAACCTGTTCAAGATTTTTTTCAACTGTCCTGTCGCGATTTTGCATATAAAGCTCCACCCTGAAGCTATTTACCTCCGATATAATTTTGCTGTCTGCAGTAATCGGCTCGGTATTTGGAACTAAATAAACGATATATGGCGGTTTGATTTTTTCCATCTGCTTTGGTGTGAATGAAATATACTCAACAGGATAACCTGTGCTTTTAAGTATTTCCTCAATTCGTTCAATCGTCATAAGACTTCTATCATAGCCTCCGTTCTAGCAATAAATTCTTCATTAATCCAGTCCTGAACTTTTGCAATATGAGGCTGTCCCTCAACACGTCCGCCGTCTATTGTCGCATGGCCAAATTCAAGAAGATGTGTAAGCTGATATTTTTTATTGTGAATAACTAGCTTTGAATAACTAGCTTCATTGGCTCACCTGGTATAGTTTCAATGCTTTTAGTCCACTTATCAGCGTACTCACCAGTTCCAACTGGACTTGACATTTCTAGCATTTCGATTGCTTCATCACCAAGCTTTCGAGCAATCTGCAGCATTCCTTGGGTGACATCTTCAGCATAAAAAATTAATTCTTCCATAATTGCATCTGTGAGATTTTCAAATGAGGTCCTGTGATATAGCTTTCTTGGTCTAGCCATCAAACTCACCTTTCGTTAAATCAATACACGGCGGATTGCTGTCAGAAATATACTGAATCTGCTTGATTTCATATTCAAAACCATTTATTACAATAATATCATAGTTTGAAATTCCCGCTATTTTCGGAACTCTGACAAGGTCAGTGAAATCCTCTTTTGCCTGTGCTGCAGCATAAATTCTTGTTACACCAATTATTCGATTTTCAAAACGTAGTGCCGGCATTTTTAAAACCGGCATTTCGTTCTCATCATAGCTATAAACACTAAGTATCCCATCATTAAAGGTT